GTATGATGCATTCAAGCTAGTTCCTTACTTACAGAATAACAGAATTTACATTCTCGGTAAGTATGATGATGGTGAAGTTTTTTCTGGCACTGATCGTATGTCTATGGCGGTTCAACCAGAAGCTATTAAATTTTTAGCTAGTCTTCCAGCTGATTCTATAGTATTATATGAAGGTGATAGATTATTCACCGCATCATTTCTAGAAGATTGTGCTGAGAAATATGACTTGAAGATTATACATTTGACTACTTCAGCTGAAATCCGTGAGGAACGTTACAAGGAACGTGGCAGTAATCAAAACGTTACTTGGTTACAGGGTCGTGAAACAAAAATTAATAATATTCTTACTAATATGTCTTTATTGTTTTACGTTGATTCGTTTCAAAATGATGATTGGTTTGAACAAGAAATTATATTTCAAACTATAATCAATGAGATGAATAATGAGTGAAACAAAACATTATGATCCATCATACAATCAAGCTTTGTTCGTAACACCTCCTCAATATCCCTCTATTGAAGAGCTTATATCTATCTTTGTTAAAGAGAAGGAAACTGTAGTAATGCTTTATAAATATGCCGAAAATGAGATTATCTCTGAATTTCATGACTATATAGATAAGACGTATGAAGAACACTACAAGACAAATGATAAGAGCATTGAATGTTTTGATGCTTGGATTGCTCTTGGTGGTTCTACCGATACGTTTCGTAACACAGCTCTTAAGTATCTTTGGCGTTATGGAAAAAAGAACGGCAATAATAAAGCTGATTTGATGAAAGCTCTACACTACACGCTCATGTGTCTTTATGTAGATCACTATAAGGATGTTAAGTAATGGAAATTAAAATTGATATTGAGGCTCTTAAAAAGCGTGGATTGTTTCTAGCAACGCCTATGTACGGTGGTATGTGTGCAGGTATGTTTGCTAAGTCAACAGCAGATCTTTCTGCTCTGTGTACCCAGTATGGTATTCCTCTTCAGATGTATTACTTGTTTAACGAGTCTTTGATTACTCGTGCGAGAAACTATTGCTGTGATGAGTTTATGCGCTCGACCTCTGAGCATATGCTTTTCATTGATGCTGATATTGGTTTTAATCCTCAAGATGTTATTGCTATGATGGCTCTTCAGGCTGAGGATGAAGAGAAGTATGAGATTATCGGTGGTCCTTATCCCAAGAAATGCATTAGCTGGGAAAAGATTAAGTCTGCTGTTGATAAGGGCATTGCTGATGAAGATGCTAATGTTCTTGAGAAGTTCGTTGGTGACTTTGTGTTTAACCCCAAGGGTGGCCAGCAGAGTATTGCTATCGGTGAGCCTTGTGAAGTTCTTGAAATCGGAACTGGGTTCATGATGGTTACTAAGAAGGCAATGCAAAAGTTTCAGGATAAGTATCCTGAATATATGTATAAGCCTGATCATGTTCGTACTGAACATTTCGATGGTAGTCGTGAGATTATGATGTTCTTTCAGGCAGAAGTTGATCCTGTTTCTAAGCGTTATTTGTCAGAAGATTATTGGTTCTGTCAGAAGGCACAAGCCGCTGATATTAAGACATGGTTCTGCCCATGGATGAAGCTCCAGCATGTTGGGACTTATATCTTTGGTGGATCATTAGCAGATCTAGCATCAATCGGTGCAGCTGCAACTGCAGACCCAGGTGCTCTGGGTGGTAAGAAAAAGAAGTGAGGTAATATATTATGATGATTCAATTGACACACCCAGAACCCAATTATGAGTTTTGGATTGACGTTACAGAAATTGTTGTTATGGAGCGTTACACCCGTCCAGCTTCATTGTTGATTACAATGAATGATGATAGACCCAATGTTACTGCATTGGTTCTTAAGAGCGGTAAGATTATGTCTTGCAAGGAAACCCCTGCTGAGATTGCTCAAATTGTAAAGGATTTTAAATCATGAAAATTGACACGTATACAATCAACGTACTCAAGAATTTTGCGAAGATCAATCCTTCTATCGTTATCCAGGAAGGTAATACTTTGAAGACTATCTCGCCTTCAAAGACAATCATGGCCAAGGCGCATGTTACAACTCAGTTTGATAAGCGGTTTGCCATCTACAATCTTGATCGGTTTATCTCAACTCTTAGTCTTTTCAATGACCCTGAGTTGACTTTCGCCGAGAAGTATGTTGACATTGCGGATAGTGATAAGAAGACTCACTATACCTATGCTGATGAGAATACCATCACCAAGGTTCCTGAAAAGGAAATCAATCTTCCTTCAGTTGATGTTTCTTTCAGGCTTACTGATGCAAATCTTAAGGATGTTCAGCGGGCGCTTGGTGTTCTTGGGCTTCCTGAGATTGTTGTTGCTGGCGATGGTACCAACGTTTGTCTTCAGGCTGCTGATTCGAAGAACCCATCAGGTGATGTGTATTCAATCAACATAGGTACAACTGATAAGACATTTAAGGCTATCTTTAAGTCAGAGAATATCAAGATCATTGCTGGTGAGTATGATGTGACCATTTCCTCTCGTGGTATTTCCCATTTCAAGGGAACTGAAGCTGAATACTGGATTGCTGTTGAATCCAGCTCAACTTTCTAAGTTGACTTTTATTTCGGGAGGGTTTATAATAACCCTCCCTTTTTATTATGGAGCATGTGATGCATAGACGTATACCCGACCCTTTAGTTATCCAAACTCTTTTTGGACCAGAAATTGCTACTAAAACCTGTAATACGTGTAAAGAAGAAAAATTCGTTCACGAATTTTATTGCGAAACATTTACCAAATTAAACAAATTTTCTAGATTGGGTGAGCAAGTTAGAAATCAATGCATTGATTGTTGGAAAGTTTTCCAAGGTAGAACTTGGCTTCTTGAATATGGTGTGAAGAGGGAAAATTTGTAATGAACGAAGAATTTCTTTGGGTCGAGAAGTATCGCCCGAAAACAATTGATGACACCATCCTTCCTGTTGATTTGAAGGCAACCTTCCAACAGTTTGTTGATCAAAAGAATATCCCTAACCTTATACTATCTGGTTCAGCTGGTGTTGGTAAAACGACAGTAGCCCGTGCTATGCTTGAACAGTTGGGGTGTGATTACATCGTAATTAACGGATCTATGAATGGAAACATCGACACTCTCCGAAATGAGATACTCAATTTCGCTTCATCGGTATCTCTCTCTGGTGGACGAAAGTATGTTATCCTCGATGAGGCTGACTATCTCAATGCAAACTCTACACAACCAGCCCTACGTAACTTTATGGAAGAGTTTTCCAGAAACTGCGGCTTTATCCTTACTTGCAATTTCAAGAACCGAATTATTGAACCGCTACATTCTCGGTGCTCTGTTGTAGACTTTAAGATCAGTAAGAAGGATATGGCTAAGCTCGCTATGCAGTTTATGAAGCGAGTTAACTTTATTCTTAATACAGAAAATGTTAAGTATGAATCAGCTGTAATTGCTGAGGTGATTCAGAAGCACTTCCCTGATTGGCGGCGTGTTCTTAATGAGCTTCAGCGTTACTCGGCCACAGGTAACATTGACTCTGGCATCCTTGCTAACATGCAAGAAACCAGTATCCGTGAACTTATAAACTTCATGAAGGATAAGGACTTCACTGAGGTGCGTAAGTGGGTAAGGAACAACCTTGATACAGATGTTAATGTTCTCTACAATGAGTTCTATGATTCTGCTTCTCAATACTTCACACCTGATAGTGTTCCTATGTTGGTGTTGCATATCGCAACCTATCAATATCAAAATGCGTTTTCTGCCAATCCTGAAATCAACTTCTCTGCATTTTGTGCGCATGTGATGCTTGATCTTGAGTTCGTTTGATGTTTTTGGATGTAACGCTCGAGCCAAGGAAAGTCGTAGAAGAAGTTGTTGAACTAGAAAAACGATACGATTGGGTTTATGAGAACAGTATAAACTTTGGTAAAGCTCTCATAAACTTGGATGAGATTCAAGAGTTTAAGTATAGCAAGTGGCGTACCAATACAATTTTATCTAATCATAAAGATACTATTGATGTTGCCCAGAAAATGAATCAGAACCACCACCTTTCTGATAAGCTTCACTATCATTTTCTTTTCTATAAGGTTCATAAACAAAAACGTTATGGCAAGAAGAAAACTGATCAAGATAAGAAGCTCGAGAAACAACTTGAGCAGGAAGCTAAGATAATCTCTTTAATTCAAGATTATTATAAATATAATGTTGTTCGTGCGAAAGAAGCGTACAAGATCCTAACGAAGGATCAACTTGAATTGATTAGACAAAAACAAGAAAAAGGTGGAGCTAAATGAATGATTTACTTAATTCGCTAGTAGAGGTGAAGATAGCTGAAGAAGAAGATTTCCTAAAAATTAAAGAAACTCTCACTCGCATTGGTGTTGCCTCTCGTAAAGAAAAGAAACTTTATCAATCCTGTCACATTTTTCATAAGCAGGGTAAATACTACATTGTACATTTCAAAGAGATGTTCGCAATTGATGGTAAGCCATCTAACTTTTCTGATGAGGACAAGGGTCGTCGTAATAAGATCATCGAGCTTCTTCAAGATTGGGGTCTTCTTAAAGTTATAGAATCTGATATGATCAAAGATCCTTTAGCGTCTATGAGTCAAATCAAGATTATCAATCATAAAGAAAAAGATGATTGGACTCTTGAAGCCAAATATAATATGGGTCGTAAAAAGAAGTGAGGTAATTGTTTATTATGAAAATGCCGTGGTCAATTAAAAGAAAGCCTGTAACTCCAGCAGAAGAAAAGATAGAGCAAATTAAGGCTCTTCTGTTCCCACCCCTAGTGCTTCAACAAGAAATGCAAAATGATGGAACAACTATAAAGTTCCATATTGATTATTCTGCAGATTCTAATTTGGATGCTGCCCTTATGGATCTCCAAGAGGGCTACAATGATCCAGCCGCCCATAAGACAATTCTTGATGTTATCAAGAGGCTCAATAAGCTTCGGAAAACACTAGAAGCTTATGCTGAACTTGATAAAGATGCAAAATATATTTTGGTTGAGAACCTTGAGCAGGATCCGGATGTCACAGCTTCAGAAGATTGACATAGAAAATTTTATGGAAGCTCTCGAGGAAATGATAGATTCTAGAGACGATATGTGGTTTGAGCAAAAATACTGTAACATCCATAAGTTTCTCTATATCAAAGAGCATAGATATGATCGTGCTAAGAAAAAGGTACGAGATTTTCTAGAGAAAATTGTCGATACATCCTCAGAAAAATAACACTTGACTTTAATACTCCAATAGGGTATACTTAGTGAATAATAAGGAGTCGCTGATGACGATGCATCTTCTACCCGCTTTCTATACCACTACTACTACTCGTAAACGTAAGCCTGGCAATAACAAACGCCAAGCTATAGCTAGAGCTGAGCACGAGGCTTGGGTTCAGTCTATGACTGGTGGTAAAAAAGCTGATAAAAAAGTGCTTGACTTTAAATGGAAATCGCGGTATACTAGTGATATGATGGTTGATCGAAGTGGTTACGTCTCTGCGGGAATGTCTGGTTCTGCGTCTTCCTGCAGTGATCGTAGTCTGATGAGTAACCTTCATAAAGAGCCTGAACATGTACGTAAGGAAATTCTGGCCAAGGCAAGCAGGGTTATGCCCCTGTTCAATAAAGGTGGGTTGCAGTATGCTACCCCAGATACTGATATGACTCAAGTCGGTTCCAAGTCTAGGAGAGGTTGATATGAAGATTTGTGAAAAGCTCAAGAAGATTAATGGAGGTTTGACTGTTAATCTCTACGATAATGGTTATATGGTTGAAGTGAGTGGTCGTGATTTCGATGACGACTATACTGATGTTAAGATCGTTTGTCTTACTGTTGAACAGATCAACGAGATTATCGCTGAAGCAGTGGAGATGGAGAAGTCCTAATGGTACAGATCCAGCTTCAAGATACTAGTGGTAACTGGCGTACTTACGGCGTTACCCAAGACAATTCTCAAAGAGTTCTCTCTGAGATGAAGCAGCTTGCTTCCAGGTTCCCGAATCAACGGGTCCGAGCTGTGGATATGGATGGAAAAATAGTTGACATTCTTTGAAAAAAGTGGTTGACTTTAAGGCAAAAGTGAAGTATACTAACTAAATAATGAACCTAATGGAGAAATGTAATGACTAAGACTGATCGTGTATTTGAAGCCCTCGTTGAGAATGGTGAGCGTCTCACCGCCAAGCAGATTTCTGCTCGCTATAGCATTGCTAATCCACATGATGCTGTTTATCAGATTCGCATGAAGGGTTACCCAATCTATCTTAATAAGCATAAGGATACTAAAGGTCGCGTTACCCATAAGTATCGTTTTGGTAATGCATCACGTAAGTTGGTTGCAGCTGGCTACAAAGCCATCGCTGCTGGCCTCGTCTAAAAGTTCCTGAAAAAGGATCTTGAAGGCGGGACCCAAAAAGTCCCGCCTTTTTTATGCTTGACTTTAAAACGATTGTCAGGTATACTAAGTGAAGAATAAAGACTACGCTGTTTGACATTGTTGGAATAGGAAACATCGGGGATTCTTGCTCTTGTAGTGAGGATTCTTACCCCATCGTGGGTGTAACGGTTGTTTCTTCTAAAAGAGCTATGCGATGCTGCCACATCGTTAGTGGCAGCTACAAGATATCTCGTATGGGGTATGCAAGATAGCTCTTTTAGAAGAAACAACTAGGTTGTTTCTTCATGGGTGCATCAGAGCGATGGTGATCGTAAAGCCGCCTAGACTGTTCAATCCACTTAATTGGCCATAATGAGTGGTGGTTATAGCAGTTAGATAGCTGGTGCATCCTTGAAGAAACAATTGGACCCTTAGCTTAGTGGCTAAAGCAGCAGACTTTTAATCTGTTTATCCTGGGTTCGAGTCCCAGAGGGTTCACCAAAATTGCTTGTAGGGAGAGCCTAGTCGCTCCCGCATGTATTGGAGAGGCGTAAGCCTGGCGGTATACAGCAAGCAACCTATATACTGGCGTATAGCTCAGTGGTAGAGCACTGTCCTGATAAGACAGGGGTCAATGGATCGTAACCATTTACGCCAACCAAAGAATATCCGTGTGTAGCGCAGCCTGGTAGCGCATCTGGTTTGGGACCAGAGGGTCGGGAGTTCGAATCTCTCCACACGGACCAATTACGGAAGGGTGGCCGAGAGGCTTAAGGCGTCAGTCTTGAAAACTGAAGGACCGCAAGGTTCCGTGGGTTCAAATCCCACTCCTTCCTCCACTAATGAGTAGGCTGCAGAGACGGTGGACTGCAACGGACTGTAAATCCGTCCTCTAAGAGCGTTGTGGGTTCGAATCCTACCCTACTCACCATAATATCCTCCGTTGGTGTAGCGGTCCAACATACCCGCCTTTCAAGCGCGGAGATCATCGGTTCAAATCCGATACGGAGGACCAAATAATGGACCATTAGCTCAGCTGGTAGAGCAGGAGACTCTTAATCTCTTTGTCGCAGGTTCGATCCCTGCATGGTTCACCAAAATAACGCTTGACTATATACATTAAGTGTTATATACTATGTAAGTATGTGTATTAATAAAACAAAGGAAAGAAATATGAACAAGCTTATTATCTCATTCGTCGCTCTTGTTGCTGCTACAGCCGCAAATGCTACGGATCTCCCTTCTAAGTCAACTCCAACACCTCCTAAGAAGCCAGCTCTTGCTGATACTGAAAAGAATGTTTACGGTGGACTTGATGGTGGTTTCGTTGTAACTGACGGCATCAATAAGAATAGCCCATGGACAGTCGGTCTTGTTGGTGGTTATAATGTGTATCGTTTCGCTGGCATCAATGTTGCTGCTGAAGGTACTTATGATTATTCAAAGGGTAAAGTAAACACTCTTGCTATCAATTCTATTGTTGGTTATGATGCTCCTTTCGTAACACCTTATGCTTTAGTTGGCGTTGGTTATCGTACTGAGTCTCGTAATGATAGAAACATCTGGAACTATGGTGGTGGTGTAAAGTATAACCTCACCTCTTCGATTGAACTTGATGGTCGTTATCGTCGCACCGAAGATCTTAAGACCACTCGCACTAGCAAGCCCGAAGATCGTGCTACTATTGGTGTGAACTACAAGTTTTAAAACTTATTCCGCGATAGCTCAGTTGGTAGAGCGTCTGACTGTTAATCAGAATGTCCCTGGTTCGAGCCCAGGTCGTGGAGCCAATATGGTCCGTTAGCTCAGCGGGAGAGCAACTCCTTTACACGGAGAAGGTCGGCGGTTCAATCCCGTCACGGACTACCATAATTGTGGTAAGTAAAGCCTATGGAATACCACTCGCTGCAGCAGTGTGTATGATAGGGTCGGAGTAATTAACCGACAAAAGGAGAATGGGAAGCTTGAACCGATAGGCGAAAGTCAGATACCTCACCTGCCACAACGATATTGGGGACATAGCTCAGTTGGGAGAGCGTCTGATTTGCATTCAGAAGGTCTACGGTTCGATCCCGTATGTCTCCACCATAATCAAGACCAGACGGGATTATTAAATGGGTACCTGTCTAATAGTTAGGACTGCTGGCAAAGCCGATAAATACCACCCATGGTTGTGCAGGACACTAGGTATCTTGATCGAGCAATCACAGGCTGCTCGTTAATCCGATGCTGTGTGTGTGGTTACTGGTGACACTCCTAAGCTGCAGGAACCTTAATTAATTCGCCCTTATAGCTCAGTTGGTAGAGCACCTGTT